TATATCTGACGGGTTTCAAGAAACTAATGATCTTACTTTAACAATGGAGAAAATAGAAGGAATTACTCAAGCAACTTATGAACCAGAAAGTGAACGCATAACTATGTCTGTTAGTCAATTACCTCCTAGAGGGCGTAATGGGCAATCACCACAGGAAGCATATCTTCATGAAATGGTTCATGCTATGACATTGGTTGCACTGGAAGAAGATCCTGTATTAGCAGATAGACTTGAAAGCTTACATAATGAATTAGAAGCTGAACTACATAAAGATTTTAAGGGTGAGGGCTGGAAAGTATTCCGTCCTAAAGGAACTAGTCCAGTTAATTTAGCTACAGGTGCAGAAACTAATCTAGCAAAAGCACAATATAAACATGCTTTCGACACAGCAAATTCTAAGGATAGACTAACTGAGTTTTTATCAATGGCTCTTACGAATAGATCTTTAATTGATTATATGAAATCAAAACAACTTGCTAAAGATCGAAGCTATTTAACTAAATTTATGGAATTCGTTCAATCAATTGTAAATGCTTTTAAACGAATACTTAATAAGAAAGTAGAGTCCAATAATACGACAGCTTATGCTGAAGCTATAGCGATTACGGAACAATTAGTTGCTATGCAAAATAAACATAAAAGTAAATATGGTCAATTAGATAGTAAAACTATTCAATTTTTAGAACGCTCTGACGCTCGGATAATTGAATTTTTTGATCAAGCTGTTGCAACAGTAGCTGCTGAAACAGAAAAATACGGGCCAGGTGGAGAAACGGCTCCAATACCATTTAAAGTTGCAACTATGGGTACATATGCAGGGTACCTAACCATGAGTGATAGTGTTCACGCTAAAGCAACTAGAGATCACATTATGGGTTTGCTTAATTTTACTATGCGTGGTGTTGCTAAAGAAATAGGAGGCGGTGCTTTAGAGAATCCGAAACTGGTAGAACAACTACTTCATTCTAAAATTAATATATCTAAAAGACGTAGAGAAGCAGAGACATTCTCTAATGAATGGTTTAAAACTATCTGGAAATCCAGACCAGATGATAGTGGAGATGATAAATGGATGTCTTTTGAAACTCGAGAAGCTCTTACTGATGTACTTTTAAGAGCAGATCTATCTAGTCTTCGTAAGATGCATACTTTAGGATTTGCAGATAAAGATCCTAATGCTACTAGAAAAATTATGAACTTATTAGGAGAGGATAAGGTTGCTAGAATTGAAAGAAGTAGATTAAAAGATCAAATTAGAAGACAACTTGGGTTAACTAAAGATAGTGAAGCTATAGCATATGCAGATGAATTAGGTTACTGGATTGCAACTGGTAAACGCAAAAAACATGATGCATATACTAATGCGTATTCTATTGCTCTTGACCACTTAGAAGGAGACTTTACTCCAGCACAAGTTAATTTATTAGATGCATATGCGACTATATCTTCTATCCCTCATCTTGATATTCAACAACGGGAGAAAGTTCAGCAACTATCTACTAGAGAATTTAATGCAGATCCAGATGCTAATGGAATGATTGATTTACTTGATAATCATATCTGGTACAAAACAAAATCTCAAAGAGATCTGTTTGATGGAGATCCTGTTCAAATGGTTAAAGGCTATATTGTTGAACGTCTGGATAATCTTACAGATATCAAAATTGGGTCGGCTGCAGATAAAGATAAGATGGCTGCTCGTGGATATAAACACTCGTACCCATTAGGTAAAATAGATAGATCACAAACACTGGATACAATGTATATCAATAGAAATATTCCAGAAGTAGCTGATATATCCGGGATTATGTCTACGACCAATCAACGACATATGGGAACCTCATTAACTGAGATACTATTACAGAATCCTGCTTATGTACATCCTGCAACAGGTAAACCTGATTTTGCATTGATTAAATCTAAGATTGATTCGTTTAG